CCGATGGTCGCAAATGAATGCAGCGGCCGGTCAACCAGCAGCGGCATCTTATTGGAACTACTGGTTGCCAAAGTAAGCCTCCTTTTGTACTAATTTTAGTTCACAAAATTGCTTATTAGCCGCGAGGCATTTTCTTCCTTAAACCAGCTGCGGCATTCCTGAAGTCAGCTTCGGCGGCTTCAACACCTCGCTGCGGGCCTGCTCCAAATCCCCCGAAACCGGTGCGCATCCCCCGGGCTTCCTTGCGAGGCGCGAGATAGTTTTTGCGACCACCCCTGCGACCAGGTTTTCGAACGGGTTTTTGAACGGGTTCACTCTTGGAACCAGAGCTACGCCTTTCATCTATATAAGCCCTTTTCTCTTGCTCTCTCGCATCTCTGTAGTTCTTGTACTCCTCGGAATCCAAATAAGCCCTTTGCTCATCCTTGGTTTTTGAGTAGAAGTCTCTATCACCCATAAAACCACCGCCAGCTGTGATTCTTCCCTCGCTCATTTCGCTGCCAGGGCCTGGAGTAGCCAAGAAATTAGGCCTGTCCAGCCTTGGATCAGTATCAGGGGCTTGAAAATATTGACCCACCTGAGTGGGTCGCCTATAGCTTGGGCCTTCGCTTTGAACTATTTGCTCAGCATCACCGTAAGGATTACGGCGAAAGACAACGTCACCAGCGGGTTGCCCCTCAGGAGCAAACCGAGAGGCGACAGGAGTAAACGACTGGTAGTTAGTCGGGTTGTTGGGTACGACATTTTCAGCACTGAAGAAGTTCTTGGCTTCTGCGTGGCCTTGCTTGTTTTCGTACCACTCATTCATCCGAGCTTGGCGCTTGGGGCCATCCCGATGCTTGTAGAAGTCGTTGCTGGGGTAAGAACGTTTTGCCATTTCAATTCCTGCCTTGACGACGGAGAAGGTTCATCATGTTTTGGCCGAGCATTTGCTTGCCTTTCAATCCTTTGACGCCGGAGTCCATGTACTGCTGAACTTCCTCGAGGTTCAGTTGCCGCTGCTGATCGACAGGCTGAGCTGCCGCTGTCTGAGCGGTATTACTTTCGCGGGCTATACCTGTCTCGCCAAGCGGGTTAGGGCTCCCCGCAGAAGGAGAAAACTGTCCCGCTTCCATAGCCGCCTTGATCTCCTCGTCAGATGGACCAGTACCTGAGTAGGAGTTCGGCTGCCGCTTGTTGTACTCCCGAAGAGCCAAGGCCGGATTCGCATCGGCCCACTTAGCCATTGCGCTGCCCTCTTCGTAGCCGAGGGCTTTCTTGATCATGTCCATTTGCCCAAGGCCGGCCTTCGCCTGATCTTGGTAAAAACCAGGCAACCCAGCCTGGTCACCGGTGTACTGGTTGGACATGGTGTCCAGCAGCAGATCCTTGCCTTCGTCTGTATTCCAGAAGGAAGCACCTGCTCCGTATTGCTGACGCATCCGCTCCATTTCTGAAGCGCGAACATCAACGTCATCGCTCAGGCCGGTGGCCGGGGGTTGCCCAGTCGGAAATGTCGTGGGGTCCACCGGCCTTCCAACGACAAAGCCCGGAGTATTAGCCGCGCTGGGAGGCAGTGCTCCATACGGCAAAGGCATCTCACGGTCCAAGACTTCACCACGCAGCCCGTACGTGATTTTTGCCATGTCGCGAACACGTTGCTGTGCGTCTCGCTCAGCCAATCTCTCGGTTAAGCGCTCCTGCGCTTCTCGCTTTACCTGTGCTCTACGAGACACTGCTTACCTCCAGTTCATTGCGCCCTGGGCCTGCATCACGCGAGTACCGACAGCGGTATCTGCAGGGCCGGGGATAGACATGATGAATTCAGAGCCCGCCCTGTCGTAGGCGTAGCGCCGAACCTCGTCGCGCCGGTAGTTGGCGACGTAAAGGGTTTGAGCAAGGCGGTCTGTCTCTCTGAGATAAACCTCCCAGTAGTCCTTATCCGCCTTGAGCGGTTCGGACTGGAAGATGGCGCGCTCGGTATCACCCGTGATGCGCTCGACCCGGCTGGGCTGAGGCTGCGCTTCGCTTTTGAAGATCTGAGAGACCTTAAAAACTTTGTCGCATCGATCAAGGTGTTCGAGAACTCGCGAATAGAAATAACTATCCGGGACTCTCGCCATAGCCTCTTCCAACCGAGCGATATCACCGGCTGGAAGATTGGCTCCTACGTTGTACCCCAAATGGAAGCGACAACGGCTTTTGTCGTAGTCGTTGAGCTCCAAAGTAAATCAGCGACCTTGACTTAATTCTATGAAAGTCAGCCGCAGTAAATCACATCAGCAGCAATGACCTCGTCCCAGTCAACCCGACCAATCTTCTTGAGCTGATCGAGATTCTTGAAACGCTCGCCAGGAAGAGAAAGCCGAAGCTCGACAATCTTCTTAGCGGTCGCATAGCCAATGCCCTTAACGGATTTGGCGATTGCTTCTGCCGTGGCGACGTTCAGGTTCAGACGAGTATCTGCAGGGATAATCGTCTCTGGCAGCTTGTCTTCGTCGACTTCTTTCTCGGCTGACTGAGGAGCAACAGTTTTACCAGTGCGGCCTTTGCCGGCTTCGTAGCTGACAAGATCTTCGAGGGCTACGTACTGCACAGCACCGCTCGAGTTCTTGACCATCGCCCAGTCCTTGTCGTGATGACTAATGAACTCGACAAGCTGACCAGTTTTAGTGTTTTGGTAAAGCGCCATATGAACAAAAAAAGAGGGCGTCTGGTGGCCCAGCGCCCTCATCCTAGAGAACAAGTCCTATAAATCAGGACTCAGTGTTGTAAGGAATGTGAGTATCCTCAGTGGTGGCAACTGCATCGTCGAGGTAGTAGGAAACCTCGCAGATGATGGGGGTGCCGCCCGTAGCAGTAGAGCTAAGGGTGGAACCAGCGCCATTGCCAGCAGCGTTACGCACAAAGACCTTCAGGGTCTCAGCACCGGAGAGGGCTGAGCCTGTCACCACACCGTTCTTGGCAGACGCGGGGGCAATAGTGGTGTCAGCCACTGCAATCGTCGGGGTGGACACGACCGTAGCGCTGATGGTGTCAGCAGCAGAAGCCGCAGCATCCTTCAGAGCAATGGTGTCAGTGTTGGTGCCTGACAGGCCGGAAGTGGCATCTCCAGCGTCCAGGTTCTTGCGAGTGTCAGGGACGCGAATACCCACTGAGTAGACGACAGCACCGGAAGGAATGGTCATACCGGTGATGTTTGCGCGCACCTTGTCGTCGCCGCGCTTATCCGGTGAAGGGATAATCACGTCGAACTCAGTGCCCCCTTCGGAGTCCACCAGTGCATAGCCGACCTTGTGGTAGTACACGCGGCCGGGGATAGCAACCACAGGTTGACCCTGGTAGCTGCTCAGATTGGTAACCCAGTTACCGGGGAAAATCTTCTTAGCCATTAGTTACTTACCTCCTATCAATAAACGAAAGAGTAAGCAACGGTGATGAAGTCGCGGTTAAGCACTTCAAAACCAGCAAACAGGCTCCAGATCATAATGATGAATCGTGAGAAATCATCATTATTGTTGAGAAGAATCTGGGCATTATTGCCACCGATACCAACGCCAACTGCCTGAGGACCAAAGAAGATCATCGGAGCAGCAGTGGTCACAGTGTTTGTGATGGAAGCATCAGAAACGGTGACTTGCAGAGACTTCTCAGCAAGGTTGGTTGATTCAAACCAACGGACTCCCTCAAATAGGAATCCCGTGGGCATTACTGGCTGTCCAGCCACGAAACCTGCTTGCCCGTAAGCGGGACCCATGCCATAGAAGAAGTTGGCGTTGGGAGCCTGCTCAGGCTGCAGGGGGTTCACCATGCCGTTGCCAGCATATCGCGCGATCTCCCTAAAGGCATCGTTCTGCCGGAGATGCATCATTGCCGTGGGATCGGCAATACAACGGTAGTAGCCGTCAGCGAACGTAGGAACGTTGCGCTTACGCATGTCCTTGACCACCTGCAGCAGGTCGGTCTTGACATCGAACTTCGCAGATTCGCCTGAGCCGTAGTTCAGGAAAGGAGCGGAAGTTGCTTTGGCCTTGCTCAGAGGGTAATAGTAACCGCCCTGGGTGCCGTCAGCTTCGCCGTTGGCCTCAGCCTTGAAGAGTTCATCAGCGAAGACGCGATCGCGCCAACGACGATAATCATCAAGGAGGGTCAGTGAGCCGATTGACTGGTGGAAAACATTCAGGTTTCCGGTGTCAAGCAGCAGACGCTGTGCAGTCAGCAGGGTTTCGCGAGCGACCTTGAAGGTACTGGGCGCAGTGGCATCAGTCGGATCAGCAGGACCCGTATATTCCTTCAGGTTGACAAGGACTTTGTCCTTGACAATAGAGCGGCTAGATGCGGTACCAAGGGTTTGGTCAGCGGTGCGCTCTCGGGAATCCTTATTGCCAGGATTTCCCCAGAAGCGGTAACGATCAAGCTGAACAGTCTGGCCGGGTTGCTTTGCAAAATCATGCACAACCACGGGCTCAACCGCCATCTCGATGATATAACCGGGATGGGGACGGTAGAGCTCAGCACCTAGCAGCTTGGGAAAGTCATTATCAATCCACATGGGATGATATTCCTCAGCTGTAAGGGTGATATGGCACGCAAACCGCGTGCTGACTCTTAATATAAGGAAAATTTCTAGGGAAAGCTTTTTGGATGTCACGGATGTCCGGGGGCTGCTCGGACTGCTCCTAGTTGACGGGAGTTTGGTGCATTACCGCAGTCCCTCCGGTGGTTACATACAGATGACGATTACGGCCGGGATCAAGGAATCGGCCTACCTCGAAGAAAAAGTCGCAGAATTCAAGTCTTTTTTCCCTACGCGTGCTGAGATTGCTCCCTACAGCACTGCTAAAAGGGCAAACGGCAAGCAGACCACAGTGCTCCGATTCAGAGCTTCTACCAATAAGCTCCGGCCGGTTTACAACCTTCTTTATCCGACCGGAGAGAGACAGATAACCCAGCCGGTGCTGGACATCCTTGGAGCTCAGGCCGCTGCGTGGTGCTGGGCCGAGAGCGCAGTCATCGGAAAACGCGGCGGAGCAAAACTTTCCCGTGTGGGCAATACACGAGCAGAGGCCCTACGGCTGAACAACTGGTTCGAGCTTTTGACCGGCGCTCGAGGCGAAGTGAAGGACTATCGCAAGCGGCCACGTCTCTCGTTCAGTCCGGAGCAAACCAAGAAAGTCCAGGAAGCACTGATCCAATACGCGCCTAAGAGCCGCATTCACCTATTCACTGGAGACGTTCCCGATGTCAGCGCAATTCGTAGCGCGCGTACTGAGCTACTGCTTGGGAGTGGGCACGCTCGGCCTGAGAGGTCAGAAGCAGAGACCCTGGTTGGAAATCATCCGGCCTGAGACCGAAAAGCCCTACCTCAACCACCAGGTCAAGCTTCTGCGAGAGGCCCACCTTGGGAAGCTCGACACGCACTGGGACATGCTTCCCACTGACGGCTTCTACGACAAGTTCCGCCTCAGGGTTCGCAGCGATGAGCTCTACAGGGCGTACGAGCTGATGTACCCGAGAGATAAAAAGGTCATCACGCCGCAGATCATCAGCATTGTCGGCATGCCAGGCATCGCTGCTCTGTGGTCAGACAGAGGCAGAGTCGTCGGCAGGCTCGGCAAGATCCTGACGCGATGGAGTGACGAGGAAAACGAACACCTCGCTCAATACATCACCCAGCAAGGGTATGAGTGCATGGCGACTAAAGGAAGTGGCGTGAGATTTAGCCGGACTTCAACTAAAGAACTAATCGATGTTTTAAGGCCACATACACATAGATGCATGCGTTCCAAGTTCGTAAAACAACCG